ATAGTAAAGAANCTTACTCGTAAGGCAATATAGATAGCAACAAGTGTGGCTATTCTAGAAACACCATACTGCACACCTATTCTAATTCCTTTACGAGTGAAGTCAATATCTCTAACTTCTGATCCTCCAGCCATCCATATCAAAAAATCAATTAGCTTGCGGCCTACAAATTGAGCTGCTTCTGAAGCAATACTTTCATGTAGGTCGTTTTGCTCTATAAGATAGTTTTTGAATGACTGCATTATAAATCTCCTATGATGGAGTATTTATATTAAGAACGGTTACCAGCAAATTGTTGTTGCATCTTAATATAGTCCAAGAACTCATTCTTCACAGACGGGTTAAAGAACTGTCCACGAAGCTCAGTCGTTTGTGTGAGAGAGCTATGAGCACATACACCTCGGTTCTCCATACAACCGTGAGTAGCTTGGATATATACAGCGAGATCTTTGGAGCCAGTATGCTTAGCAATCTGATCTGCAATCATCTGAGTTAATTCCTCTTGTAGAGTACCGCGACGAGCACACCACTGAGCAATACGAGCATACTTAGACAAACCAATTACCTTTACAGATGGAAGAAGTCCAATATAACATACACCCTTAACTGGCTGGTGGTGATGCGAACACATAGAGAGGAGTTCTGCCCGAGCTACAATCATACCACCGTAACGAGTCTCGGCATTATCGTTAGGAAAAGCAGTTACAGCTGGAGGCGGATCATAACGACCAGACATAATCTCATTAATATACATCTTAGCAAGACGACGAGCAGTTCCTTGAGAATTAGGATCATTATCCTGATCGATGAGAAGTGTGTCAAGGATATCTCCAAACTTAATCATAAGTTCGTCAATCAGATCATCCTTGTCTCCCTCTTCAAGGAACTCGGAGATGTTATCATTTGCAAAGTAACGAGCACCGGCTGCTTCCAACCGGGCTCGAATCTTTTCTGATGGCAATTTGTACATTAGCGATCCTTTCGATATATAGCAGAGTTAGCGCCATGCTCTGCACATTCAACTTCTTCAACCCAGCACCGGCCGTCAGTAAGAACATTGACTACTTTTGTAGCCATCTCATATGCATGTTCTGCAAACTTCTCTACACCCACACCATCAAGTACTACAATATCTACCAATCCTTTTGATTGAAGAACTCGAAAGTCCATTAGGTGAGGATCTTCTTTGTCTAGGACAACCTTGTGATCAAATGTGTCTTCCAGCATAGTCTTAAGAGTTTTAAGACCACCAAAGTCTACAACCCAATTGCGTTCGTCAAGTTCGTTACATCCAAATGTAAACTTAAACGCTAGTGAATAGCCATGTAGAAACTTACAATGTGAATGAGCTTTAGGTTGCCGGAAGCAAGCAGACAAACCAATGTTATGTCCGTATCGTTTAGTAGAAAAATATGCCATGTAATTATCCTTTTTTCTAAATACCCATATGTGTTATGTCTAGGAGGCAAGAATGAAAGACGATAAGGGTAGATTTATAAAGTTGTACACTGAACAAGAAGCAAAGTCAAGACAAAAAGAGTCAGAAGCTAGGTACCGTGCAAAGAAAAAAGCTGAGAGGGAAGCCGCATACAAAGAAGGCAAAATCAAAAGGCGCTTGGAAGGAACTGCTACTGAGCGGTCTAGATTGAAAAGAAGACAAAAGTTCTTTGATATCAAATCTAAACTATCTTGTGTTGACTGTGGTATATCTGATCCTCGAGTGTTGGACTTTGATCATAAAGATCCTAGTACTAAGTTATATGTTGTTGGTAGAGCAGTACAGAATGGCACACCGTGGCAATTGGTGTTAGAAGAAATAGATAAATGTGAGCCACGATGTGCAAACTGTCATAGAATAAAAACTGCTGACCAAATGGGGCACTTCAAAAATCTAAGTACCGATGGTATTTCCGTAGATGTGGACATGAGCTCTAGTTGAATAATTATAACCACGAGCTAGTGCCTCATTGCAGATTTCTGATTCTGGAACGTGTCCTGTAATCTCTCCTTTTTGCCCCTCGAGAGTGGCTCCGGAATTCATCANCCAGATGGGGTAATATACACCAGCTTGACGGAATCGGTCAATAGTTTCTTCTAGCTCTTTCCAACATTCCTCAGTACCGTTAACTACAAACTTAAGCTGGCCTTTATTAGACATCTCATAGTAGTCTGTTACTACATGTGGAAGAATAGCTTTGTCTGTCTTCTCTCCAGCAACCGACCACAGCTTAGGAGATACAGAGAAAAATAATTCTGTACCGCGATCCTGAAGCCAGCGCCAGCTATTATAAAACTCACGTGTGATAGTTTGAGTACCATTAGTTTCATAAGTTACTGATGGTGCACACATACCATACTTATTAACATAGTACTCAAGAATCTTAGTAGAACATTCTTGAGCATGCTTCATCAACGGTTCGCCACCAGTAAAGCAGAAGTGATTGCGGAAAGCTTTTTCCAACTGTATCTGCGAATTGTCATCTAAGTTAGACCACATACAGTGTAGCATCTTCTCAGCAATCTCTTCAACAGTACCTTGATATTGAAGACGCTTAAACTTCTTTGACCATGAATATGATGAATCACAACCCTTATGCCATACAGGAAGGTCAGTCATCTTCTTGTATACATACTCGTCTGTCTCATCTTTTTCATCTACATCAAAATCCTGATAAGGAAGTTCGTATGTAGATTCATTGGTGGGATCTAACTGACCAAATCCATTACACTGTAGATTACATAGGAAGAAACGAAGCCATACCGTAGGTCGACCTGTGTAGTGCCCTTCACCCTGAATCGAATGAAAGATTTCGCTATACAAATATTTTTTATTACTCATATATTAGTGTCCGTGTCCTGCCAGAGCAAATGGGTGATTACCGGATACAGAAAAATTTCCCGTAACAGTTAGATTTCCAATAAGTTCAATTTGTGGTGATTGAACGATGACTACATCTCCGTTTATTCTTACAATACCAGCGCTAGTTTTAATAGTGATGTTATCACCTGCATTTACATTAAATTCTTTACCAACATTAAAATTAAAATCTTCATTGGTGGCTTGAACATTAAGCTCACCAGGAATAACTTTGATAGACATTATTAAATCACTCCAGATAATTTTTTAAATTTCTTTAAGGCTTGTTGTCTATGATAGCTGTTTGCCTTGTTATAGAATATATTACCATCTAAGTTATCAATCAAGTGCTGAATAGTTCTAGCAGTCATTCCTGTAAAGCGCATCGCATTGTTGTCGCCATTAAAATCTTGAAATCTAACTCTTATACTTTCAGGCCTCTTAACTTTGCAGATCAACCCTCGTCTCGAAATATCAGTTTCTTCTAATACTATTCCATTACCATAACTAGCAGTGATCATGGGATTGAACATTACATAAGCTGGATCAGATTCGAGACAAATAATTCTAGAATTAATGCCTACCTCATTAGCTGATATACCTGGATATCTCCAGTGTCTAAGCGTTTCCAATAAATTCTCTGCAATACTCTTGGCCTGTTCCGGATCACTAAAAACAAACGGATCAGTTTTTGTTGTTAAGATTGGATCTTTTCGATCTACAATGTCCAATACTGTCATAATGCTATCCTACTAAAGTTCTTAGACTTTTCAAATTTTAATACATTCTCAAACTTATCAAACAATTGATCACCCTTGTGGCTGATGATAAACACATTAGTCTTTTGATCGAGTTCATGAATAAGTTTTAAAAATTCTTCTGTACCACCAGCATCAAGAGAGCTATCAAATACTTCATCCATAATCAAAAGATTAGTAGAAGTACTATTTTTAAGCTTAGCTATTTTACGCCAGGTAAACAATAGAGACAAATCAATTCTAAACTTCTCTCCTTCAGAGAAAGAAGCGTATGTAAAATTGTCTCTATGTCGTGACATGATAGTCTCGTTAAAGTTTTCATCAAGATCAAACTTTACAAAGAAGTCCATCTTTTGTAAGTGGTTGTTAATCAACTTATTCATAATTGGAATGTATTGCTTAATAATTTTAGCTTTTATCCCATTGTCCTTAAGAATGTGAGATGCTACACCAAGGATATCAGTATGCTCTTTTAGTTCTTTGTATTGTCGATCCAGATCTTCATACTGTTGTTTATATTCAACTAACTTACTATCATCAGTGTTGTTACGATCTTCGTTCAGTTTGTTAATCTGATCATTAAGATCGCTAATGTATTTGTTGTGTGATCTGATCTGATAGTTCTTATCTGTAATCGATGAGTTTCTTTCTTCAATTAGCTTGACAGTCTCCATAATAGAACTGAGTTTTTGATTAGCTTTATCGTATTCAACAGCAAGCTCTTCGAGTCCTTTTTGATACTTGGTCTTTTTCTCTACACACGAGTGATTAATGTCCTCTTTAAAAGATTTATCAATCGATTGCTTACATGTAGGACACTCATCGTTTTGTTCATAGAAGTCAATCTCTTTGTCAAGTCGTTCAATCTTCTGGTCAATCTGATACTGGATCTTTTCCATTTCTTTAATTTTAGATTCAGACTTAGACTTATCATTTGTATCGAGCTTAAGAGCTTCTATATCTTTATCCAGATCATCAATTTCATTCTTGAGCTGATCAACGCTAGCAAGAGTGTTATCGATCTTTGATTGATAATCTGCAATAAGACCATCAGCGTTTTGTTGGATCTTTTTCTGAGTATCCTCAAACATAGATATTTTTTCTTCAATGATCTGACGATCGTAATCTACATCTTTGAGTGCATTTTTATTTTGTCCAACTTCATCACGAAGAAGTGCATTCATCGAAGAGAAGATCTTAATATCAAGTATATCTTCAATCACTTCTCTTCGAGCTGCTGCTGGCAATTGCATGAATGGTACAAAAGAAGCAGATCCAATAATAACTACTTGACAAAACGCTTTGTAGTTTAACTTGAGAATATACTTCTCAAGCATTTCTTGATAGTCACGATTAGCTGCATCTTGATTAAACATCTCACCGTCACGGTAAATCTCAAAGACGTTTGGCTTCATGCCACGTCTTACCATGTACTGATGTTTTCCAATATCAAACTCAATCTCAACTAGAGTGTGTTTGTTGTTGATAGAGTTAACTAACTGAGGCTTATTGATCTTTCTAAATGGTTTGTTGAACAAAGCAAATGTCACTGCGTCGAGTAATGTAGACTTGCCTGCTCCATTTTCACCAATAACCAATCTTGTCTTATACCGATCAAGATATACTTCAGTAAACGTATTACCAGTTGAAAGAAAGTTCTTCCAACGAATGGTTTTAAAATGTATGTGCATTTATTCCAATGTCATCGCTTGCTGGTATAATTCATTAATCTTTTTCTTTACCAGATCTTTATCTACTACAGTGTCGATATTATCGATATACTTAGATACAATTGTAAATGTATCCTCGATCTCTTCTGCTGTTACTTCATAATCAGATTGATTTGTAATCATCGACTCATCAATAACAGTTAGATCAAGAGGGTTGTGTCTTTCTATCTCACTCACATAAGAATCGATAAGTGATTGCTTAACGTTTATTCTAACTACAAACTTTACATACTTGCCTTCAATATCACGAGCATGAATCTGAGGGTCTTCATCAAGATCAAATACTATCCTATGAAACATCTTATCTGGATTAGGATAGAATTTTAGTTCATGTGTTTCAGTGTCATATATATGAAAACCTTTTTGGTTACCAAAGTCGGACCAAGACATTTCATAAGGACATCCAAGATAATGAATATCACCACGTGACGATCTATGATGGAAGTGTCCAGAGCAAGTTAGTTCAAATTTATCAAATAAGGATTTAGTAAGTCCTCCATGCATCACATGTCCAGGATGCATAGTGAATCCATCAATTTCCAAGTGACCAAGACAAACACGAGCTTGACTCGATTCAATCACCTTCATGGATTCTTCATAATTATCAGCACACAGCCATGGTAAGTATAAAGCTGAAACACCACACATATCAACTTCTGTAGCTGTAACGTAGGAGTTAATGTTTGAATAGCTTCTTAGCAGTTCCTCAAGTGCATTTACCTCATTAGTGTTCTTATAGTAAGTATCGTGGTTACCGACAATGATATCCATAGGAATACCCATCGTAGAGATAGGATCTATAAAATCTTCTCTAAGATGTTTTGAAGTTAGGAAGTTGATAAACTTCCTGCGGTCAACGACATCACCCAAGTGAACAATCTTATCTACACGTTGTGTTTCAATTGTAGGAAAGAAGTGATTATTAAAAAATCTAGAAAAGTAGCTATAGAAATGATGGTTGTCATTTCGTACACCATAATGGGTATCCGTAATAAATGCTACTTTAGACACTACGCACTCTCATATTTCTTTTGGAGATCTTCCATGTAGTCGTTTTGAATATAGTTAGGATCAACTGCACCATCCCTCCCACACAAAGAATAGTCAACAAGTTCCCTGTTGATATATTGATTATCATAGTATTTCTTTTTTGTGTAAAGTTGTTTCTTTTCTTTCTCGATTCTACGGATGAAAGCATACCAAATAATCTGTGTGAAATAAGCAAATGGATTTTGAGATTTTTCTGGATTGAATTTAAGAACAGCATCTACAGCATTCTCAATTCCATCACTGATCATTTCTTCTTTAAACATATATCCGGAAAAGTTAGGCTTAGTTGCCAACCTTTCGGCTATCTGAAAAATACACATTCCTATTTGTTCTGTAACCTGAGGTTTAGGTTTGTCCTCACTTTCTGCTTTACTACATTTATCTCTATATTGAATCAAATAACTTAAGAAAGTTTTATTGTCTATGTAGTTTACTGGTTTTTTCTTTTTCATAATTTATAATCATACATCTTGAATTTGAACTTTTCCTCGACGTATATCTTAAGCCTTTCTTTAAAATGTTTCAACGTATAATTTTCCTTATTTTTATGCTTGATGTCATCAACCAAATCGTATATAGTAACTTTGGTTTTGTTTAAAGACTTACGTAAGCCTCTTCCGATAGACTGAAGGCTTCTGACTCTAGACTTGGTTGGGCTAGCAAAGATAACATTATGTAGATTCTTAATATTAACCCCCGTAGAAAATGTTCCGTATGAAGCAATAATAATAATATTATTATTTTCTTCAGCAATCCTTCTTACTTCTTCTCTTTCCTCTGCCTTCACAGAACCATCAATATAATATACTTTCTTGGCAGATTCTTTAGCTAAAGCCTCTAGAAGCTTTCCTTGTTTTTCTACCATCTGAAATAATATCAACGTGTTGCCTTTACAAGACTCTGCTAGATTCTTAATGAATGTATTTCTTTTTTTGTTTTGTGCAATGTATTCAATTTCTTGCTGGTAAGTTAGATCCTTACAAAGTCTTCTCACTTCTTCCGGATATTTCAGAGTCAAACACTTAATGGTAATATCAGCAAGATGTTCATCTTTAATTAGTTTGTCTGTTGTAGTAACTTTGTATACAGGACCAAATAAACCTTCAAGTGTTAGCTTGTTTGTATTTGTACCATCCAGCGTTCCAGTAAACCCAAACTTATAAGGCGCTGTAGTGGTCTTTTCCATAATGGTAGTTAATGACTTTGCTTTGTATAAATGAGCTTCATCACCTATTACAACATCAAACTCATCAAAGAAAGATGCTGGCAGTTTGTATATAGATTGCCACGTAGAAATAGTAATTGGTGTATTGGTTACTTTTTCTTTGCCACCCAATATGCAAGTAATTTGGTCTTCTCCCATCCCATATGAGATAAAGTCGTCACGCATTTGATAGACGAGCGAAGTGGTCGGAACAATAATAAGTGTCTTCTGATTGTACCATCTGCAAGTAAGGTAGATAATAAAAGACTTACCAGAAGCAGTGGGAGAAAGTAATAATGCTCTGGATTTTGAGACAGCGTGTCTGACTGCATCTTTTTGATATTCTCTTGGCTCTATTTTAAGTTTAAGTTCATCTAAGAATCTATCAAAGTGGGTTACATCTTGACCCATAAAGTCTACTTCAGAATTATATTCATAACCATTTGATTCTAGATATTCAATGATGTGGTCATGTAGACCAGAATAAATTCTTTTACGTCTTAATTCAAAGAGGCGGATCTTTCCGTCCCACAATCTCTTCTTGTAAAGAGGACTAAACTTTGCACCAGGTATTTCAAAAGTGAATAAATCGCTAAGCTCGTAAGCAACACCATCATCACAATCTATATGTATATAAACGTCGTCAATCTTTTTAATCGAAATCATAAACCAGCTTTAAACTTCTCCCAGTCAATCACATTTTTAATTTGGAAGCCACGGTTATTTATCTGTTGAATAATACTCTCGATTAGTGAGATTTTTTCCTTTTGTATTTCCATCTTTTGACGAGCTTCAATAATATCATTATCTTGATCAATATACATTTCTAAATCTTGTCTCAAGACCTTTAAATCAAATGGTTCCCAGTTATGTTCACGCAGCGTTTCCATATCAAGATCACCACGATAATATTCATGTTTGATTTTATAGAGTTGTTTATAATGGTGACTAACAGCTTTGCTCCTCATTCTCTCTTGAGAAAGAATCTTCATATATTTAGAATGAAGTTGAGGGATTTTTATTGACTCTTCAGAAAGCTGGTCACGCTCGAACACACTGTCCTGTTCCCAGGACTCATAGATATCGTTTAAATTCATCAAGTAGGTAGCACCTGCATGTTATAGTCTCTAAAAGTAAATACCACTTGAGCTTTTGCAAACTGTGAAGGATCAGCTTGCGAGTCAAAGATCAAGTCCGATAATTGAATCGGAAAGGCATCAGTGAATGATACCCTTATATTAGGATTCTTAGCAGAAGTCAAGATGTTCATTGTAAGATCAGAATAAAAACCTTCATCGTCTCCAGGCTTAGCATCTCTTAGTGTCTTATACAGATAAGGACCTGTTCTGTATCCTTGATTAGATACTCTACTCATCCATGTAAAAATTTCTCTATAATTTTCTAAGTTTTCATCAACTAAAAATGTTACAGTAAGATCACCAAAGAACATTCTGTCACCTTGAAGAGGAGCATTCTTAATTGGGTTTGGTTGATCAATTCTACCAATGGATACACCAGGTAAGTTTGCACCCTGTACTGTAAAGTTTAGATCAGGAAGTCTTTTAATCCTAAAAGTAAAGTTATTGGGATATATATAATTTTGTGATGAAGGTTGAGATTGTTTTATAGACATTATGCAAAATTATCGTAGTAAAAATCTGGAAGATATTTGTTGCGATTTTTTTGTGCTTCTTTCTTTCGTCTAGCTGCTTCAGCATCTTCTATTGCCTTACCAACTTTCCAACCACCATATCCAGCCAGACCAGATCCTACAGTTGATAGAAGAGCCTTACTCCCAACATTAGCTATATTTCTAACTGTCTCATTAGGGATTCCAGAAGTAATTGCATCCGCTATAGGAAATGCAGATAGACCAGCNGCAAGAGCACCAGTACCGCCTAATANAGCTGATGGTTTTAAAGCTGATGCATATGGATTATAATTTTCAGAAACAGGATTTTTCATCATTCTATATCCTCCATAAGCACCTGCTCCAGCAAGACCTAGACCTGCTAAAGTACCAACAGTTCTTTTTAAGAACCCTGGACGCTTTCCTTGTTTATTTTTTTTGTTAGATCTTCTAGCAACATCTAGCCCCCCTAACATTAAAGCACCAGCACCTACTGCAGCTA